CACGGTGGGCAACCTGAGTTTATGGGGAGTGCCTATCCTTCAGCCGATACTGACAGGATTAGTCGTGGTGGTGGTGCTGCGTTTGCTGGGATAAAATTTAGAGGAGTAAAATAAATGGATAAACGGTTAAAGCAGCTCGTACAATTAGCTGAAGATGGCAATGAAGAAGCAGCTTCTGATATTGCTAGAGAATTCCCTGACCAATTTGAAAAGATATTTGGTATCCCTATGCCTAAGTTGGTTAAAAAACGTGACGGTGGTATCATCGATAAAGAGGAACTCGTGACTCCTACAAACAAAAAACCTAGAGGTAAACCTCAAGGGGTAGGCAAAGCTATTAAAGGTTATGGGCGAGCTTATATGTCATGACCGAGTTTGATAAAGCTGACGCAGATAAAAACGGTAGTATTGATAGGAATGAGTGGAACCGACTTGCTTTAGAAGACCGTCGGCTTGAAATCGCAGATCATGATCTTAAACGCAACGCTGAACGTAGATTTACAGGCATGGCGTTGATGGGTATGTTGATTTATCCTTTTATTATTTTACTTGCTTCTGTGTTAGGTTTTGATAAAGCAGCCACCCTTATTACTGATATCGCGAGTGTTTACGTTATAGCTGCTTCGGGTGTTGTGGCTGCGTTTATGGGATTTAATGCTTATTCTGCAAAATCTGATAACAAGAAAAGCTCTTTTGAATTTGACAAAGGGGAGCAGTAATGGAAAACGATATCATTATTGAGCAATCAGCTTCNACAATAGGTACTAAAACAATAAATATCGGNACAGGTGGCTCAAGTGATGTTGAAGCAGGGATTGAGTTTATTTACTCTATGCGTGAACATTTAGTTGATGTTAGTGTAGCGACTATTTATGGTCTTGTGGTTTTTGCAGTTGTTCTGTGGTTGAAAAAGAAATTCTCTTAAAGGAGAAAACAAATGAGTTTGATTAGCAGCCTCATCGGTCCTGTTTCTGGGTTACTAGATAAAGTTATAGAAGATAAAGATCAAAAGGCTAAGTTGGCACACGAAATTGCCACAATGTCAGATACTTATGCCCAACAGTCTTTGCTTGCACAGCTAGAAATAAATAAAGCGGAAGCTGCATCTGGTAGTTTGTTTAAAGGTGGTTGGCGACCTTTTGTTGGATGGATATGCGGTGTTGCTTTGTTGTATCACTTTATTTTAACACCTTTGATTTTATTTGTAGTTGGTCTTTCAGGGGCAACTATACCGCCTTTACCTGAGTTTGATATGAGCAGCCTGATGACAGTATTAATGGGTATGCTCGGTTTAGGTGGGTTAAGGACTTATGAGAAACAAAAAGGATTAACAAAATGAAAATGATAGACATCGGTACAAACATGGCAGGAGACCCTGTTTACAATGTTGTGAATGAAGATGGAACGTTGTTTAAAACTACGATTTATACAAAGGCAGAAGCCCAAGCTATTATTGTTGGTGATACTACTGATCCAGAAATAATTGACGCAACGGCTAATATCGTTATAACTACCACCTTTTCTGATGAACCTGACTACATGTCTATGAGTAAAATCGAGCTTGAAAAGTTAATGCGTATGCACGATGTTGAATTAGACAGACGAAAAACAAAAGAACAACTACTAACGGAAGTGCAAACTTTTTTTGAGGAGACTAAAGAGTGAATGCTAATTTTGACAAATGTTTAGAAATGCTTCTTGAACATGAGGGCGGTTTTGTAAACCACCCCCGTGATCCTGGAGGTATAACTAATCTTGGCGTTACTAAGCTCACTTATGAACGGTGGCTTGGTAGATCTGTAACTGAGCAAGAGATGCGTGATCTAACAGTAGAGCAGGTAGCTCCGATCTATAAAAACCAATACTGGGATAAATGCAAATGTGATGATTTGCCTAGTGGGGTTGATTGGTCTGTATTTGATTGGGCGGTAAACTCAGGTCCTGGACGTAGTGCGAAAGCTTTGCAGGGTATTGTAGGAGCAACGCAAGATGGCGGTATTGGTCCTCAGACTTTAAAGTCTGTTTCACAGTATGAGCCAAAGGATATGGTTAATAAAATGCACGACAAACGCCAAGGTTTTTATGAGGGTTTGAAAACATTTGACACTTTTGGTAAAGGTTGGACACGCAGGAACCTTGAGACCCGAGAAAAAGCTTTAGAGTTACTCGCATGAATGAGCTTTACATTTATGAGAATATGCTTAAAAATGTTCGTGATAGGCAAAGTCTTATACAAGAGTCCTTATGTTTTGGTCCTGTAACAGATTTTACTTCGTTTAAAGAACTACGAGCTCGGCTTGATGAGCTTGCTAAAACAGAACAGGATTTAAAAGACCTGCTAAATAAGGTGAACAAAGATGACTAAAACACTATATGTGCCAGATTATATTGCTAAGAACAACAAAAAAGAAAAACAAAAAGAAGAAGGCGAGCTCGAAAAAGCCTATGTATCATCAGAAGATAGATACTTAGAACCTTCTAAACTTACCGAAAGTGCCTTAGATAAATTACCCCAACCTACAGGTTGGCGTCTTTTGATATTGCCGTTTCAAGGCAAGAAACAAACAACAGGCGGTATAATTGTTCCTGATGAAATTAGAGAACGCGAAGCCGTTGCCACTGTATGTGGTTATGTATTGAGAGTTGGTCCATTAGCGTACCAAGACTCTAATAAATTTGGCGAAGATGCTACTCCTTGGTGTCAAGAAAAGGATTGGGTATTGTTCGGCAGATATGCGGGAAGTAGATTCAAAATCGAGGGTGGAGAAGTCCGCATTCTTAATGATGACGAGATAATAGCTCGCATTAATAGCCCTGATGATATTTTGCACCTTTAATTACATGGAGTAACCATGCCACAAGCAGCACAAAAACAAGACCAAGAGGTCGAAGAAAAGGAAACCGACGAAATTGAAGTCGAAGTTCTTGAAACCGATGAGCAAGAAAAACCTCAAGCTGAAGCTGAAGTTGAATCAAAACCAGAACAATCTGGTGATGAACTAGAGCAGTATAGCGAAGGGGTTAAAAAACGAATCAGCAAGCTTACAGCTAAAATGCGTGAAGCGGAGCGTCGTGAACAGGCAGCTTTGCAATACGCACAGTCTGCTAAAAAAGAGCTTGAAGAAAACCAAAAGAAAAATCTTTCTTTAGATAACTCATTTGTTAAAGAGTTTGAAAATAGAGTACAGTTACAAGATCAACTTTATAGAAATACTTTGAAAGAAGCTATTGATAGAGGCGATGTTGATGGTCAAGTAGAAGCTCAAAGACAACTGGCTAATGTAGCCTCGCAAAATGACAAGCTTGCGATGGTAAAGCAACAGCAAGAGCAACGAGCTCAACAACCTGTTCCTGTTCAACAACCGATGCAACAGCAACAACAACCTGCCCCACCTGATCCTAAAGCTACGGCATGGGCAGATAAAAATGACTGGTTCGGCACAGATGAGCCTATGACCCTGACTGCTTTTTCTATCCACAAAACTTTAGTGGAAGGCGAAGGGTTTGATCCGCATAGTGATGACTACTATGCTGAGGTTGATAGGCGAATTAGGCAAGAGTTCCCTCATAAATTTGGTGGTGCCACTCGGCAAAGTGGTCCTGTTGTTGCCTCCGCAAGTCGTGGTGGGCAGAAAAAAGGCAAACAAAAGATACAATTGACGAAATCTGAGGTTGCAATCGCCGATAAACTTGGTGTATCTTATGAACAATATGCGAGACAAAAAGCTCGTATGCAGAATACGTGAGGATAAAATTATGAATGATAGAAGCCCACGCTCTTCCCAAACAAGGGAAAAAACCGTCCGCAATAAACCGTGGACACCCCCGTCGCAATTAGACGCTCCAGACCCTCCAGAGGGCTACGTTCATCGATGGGTCCGTGAATCAGTCATGGGCTTTGATGATAAAAAGAACCTTTCTGCTCGGCTTCGCGAAGGCTTTGAATTAGTTCGTGCTGATGAGTATCCTGAATTTGAAGCTCCTACCGTCCAAGACGGTAAACACGCAGGTGTTATTGGAGTTGGCGGTTTAGTGCTCGCAAGAATCCCTAAAGAAACAGTTAGTCAACGATC